CAATAAGTGTATTTTTTATTAAAGGAATACCATCATTAACTAATTCTAAAATATAATACTCACCCGTAAAAAATCCATTCTTTTTTATTTCAATTTTTTTGTTTTCTTTGGTTAGTGATTCTTTTGTTATTCTAATTCGTTTATTATCACCAACGGGTTGACCATTTACCGTAGTTGTAAATGAAGTTTCGTTTGAACTGATGTTAAAGATGAATAAATTACTTGATACGGGGGTTGGGGTACTTATACCACCACCAGTACCACCAGTAGATATTCCACCTCCACCACCTCCCGATGGACCATCGTTAATAAAAGTATCACCTTGTTCAGGTGTACCTATTTGGTCAAATTGTATGTCGTTTACTGGTACAGGCATTATAATGTTGTATTTCTTAAACTTCTATCCGAAAAACTCTGTCTTGATATAAACTTGGACTTAAACTTATCAAATAACCCCCCTCTTTTTTTTCTTTTAAGTGGGTTTGGTTTTTTGAATTCAGGAATTGGTAATTCGTTCGGAACTTCTTTTTTAATTTCTTCATCTAAAGAAAGTTCTTCAGGAGATACTTCCTTTTTCTTAGTTACATTTATTTCAGTCTTTTTAGGATTGATTGTAACATCACTTGTTCTACTTTGAATAACCGTTCCAACCTTGTCAAAACTTTCATCAAACACTTCATCTACTTGTGTTTGAGTTTGTATTGCTCTTTTAGGTAAATATCTTTCAATACATTCTACTAATATTTTTTGTGCAATCTTAAATACATCTTTTTTGTTATAGGAAATTGAAGGTGTTGTTTTTTTTGGTTTTCCAAAATTTACATCATTAATAGATGAAACTCTATTTGAAAATTCGTTCTTCATTGCTTCCGCAAACTTATTGTATATGGTAGTCATCAATCTATCGAATCCAGATACCCCAAATTCACTAATCATTTTGTTATACCATTTCTCTCCATAAGTTTTTTTAATAAACGAATCTATTTCAGACGGGTTTATTGTTTCTATAAATGTACTGATATATGGTAATACATCATCTCTAAACCCACTACCATTTACAAATGTCTTAAATCTCTGTAATAAATCTGTTTTTTTAGAAGCATCATTTTGTATTGGTAATAACTTTACTTCAAGTCTTGATGGAGATATTTCTTTAATCCAAAGTTTTTCACTTTCGTTATCGTAACCAACTCTCTTATTTAATAAAGTTATTTGTGTTTTGAAAATACCATTATTATATCCTGCTTCTTTAATCAATCGCTCAACATCGATAAAATATTCTTTTGGAAATTCTAATGCTTGAAACAATGTTCCTTCAGGAATCAATATATAATCTCTGATATTTTCTGAAGATAGTTTTATGTATCTTACTGACTTACCTTCCGAACCCTGTGGTAACTGGTTGTCATTTATATCATATAATACAAATTCAATCATATCAGAATCAGAAAACCCAAAAAATGATTGTAGAGTTCCTTTCTCAAAAATTTCCCTATCCTTTGAGTTAATTCGATATCCTCGATTATCTATTATTTCCTTAAATGTTTTAATTGCCATTATCCACCTGTTTTATCTTCACCAACAAATACTTGAGCAGTACCTCTACTTCCCCACTTGTCTTTTCTCTTAACTTCTTTTCTATAATATGCCTTTAATTGTAATTTATCACCCGATGATGTATTGATTACAACAGTACCTTCCAATACTTTCTTTCTCTTAGATGTTTTACCAACTGCACTTACTTTATAGGTTACCGTTGTTACACCTGCACTTTGTTCGGTTCTTGCTGGTACTTTGAAAGATGTTGGAAATTCAATCCAACCAATACCTTCCGATATTGTAAAAGTTTGTTCTTCGGTTGAGAAGTTAAAGAATGCAACACCCTTTTCACCATTTCTCCAACTAAAATCTCGAGAATTTTCAACATTAAAGTAAATACCTTTTCTGCCCTCATCTTTAATATCATTTGCCGATATTTTCCATCCACTATTTTCAGTTTGTTGAAAGAAACCATTTAATCCCTCTAATGCGTTTTGTGCTGCATTTTGTTTTTCTCTTTCTTCAGTTAATTCTTTTTGTACTCTGAACGATTCTTGTAATGCGTCAACTCTTGCTGTTAGAGATACTCGTTGTACTGCCTCATTGATTGAGTTTTGTACTGCGTTTTGTAAATCGATTGTAGTTGTTGATATCTGTCTATTCGCAATTGTTGCTTGTTCATCTGCGATATTTGCTTTTAACTTTTCATTATCAACTTCAATTCTCAAACTTTCACTAACAATTTCCAATTCAGATACTTTAGCAGATAAATCATTGACTTGAGTATTTAATCGTTGAACTTCTAATGTTAAATCATTTACCGATTGTGTTACCACATTATAAACCGAACGAAGTACCGTATCTGGTCCTTCTGGTGGTCTGTTTGGTATTAACTCGAATATAGTTGTATCAATAGATTTTTTTAATTCTGCAGTATCATAGTTTGGTCTTGTAAGTTTTCCACTAATAACACCATCACGAGAATCGGATTCCCTAAACAAACGTACACCAGCAGAGTTCTTTTCGGTAATAACCAAAGAACCACTTTTCAAAATATCACCTACAAAGGTTTCATTTTTTAGACCGGTGTTTTTCATACTAACTTACAATCTTAAAAGTATAGTCATCATCAAAATAGTGAGACACACCACTAACAACAACCTTAAACTCAATTTTATATACTCTATTTACTTCCCAATTACTAAGATTCAAATTAAAATAATTTCCATTAGAGTCACAACTTATTTTAGTGTAATCACTAAATGGAACAAGTACATCTTCACTATGATAATCTGATATTTGGTAATATGTTGTTTCTGGTAATGCGTTACTCAAGGTATATTGTGCTGTTGAACTAAATGTTTTAATTGGATATAATTCTCGACCCACCACTCTTATTCTTGGAGTTGTATTTACCTTGTATTCTTTTTTGAAATTTTTAATTCCAACCTTTAATTCTTCACTTGTTAATACTGAAAGAGAACCTGTTGAAAAGTTTGAATCATCCCAACCTACTCTAATTTTTGGTTGATGTATTGTATTTGTTTCTTTACTGAATACTCTGATGATACCATAGTCATTTGTATCACCTTCTTTATCAAATGGTAATTTTAATATAATACCATCGTTTGGAATAACACCACCAACCCAATCATCCATTATGTCTTTTATATCCATATAGACATCGTTAGTCTTGTATTCAAAGTTTTGTGTTGAGTATACATTTGAATAAAAAGTTCCACCCTTGCCTTCATACGAACCCGTTGAGTTTTCTTCAAATGTATTATTCGGTAACCATCTTAGAGTTGAATCACCTTCTCTATTATTCCATGTTACACCACTTGTAGTTATATCATCAAATCGAGTACCATTACCCATTTCCCAACTTTGTGAAATTGGATATGCTTCTAATGTAAACTCTAATGGTAGTTCTTCTGATTCGGTTTCTTTTAGAATAAGAGTTGCTTCAGACATTGTTACTTCTCCGTTAGCAATACTTTCCGATAAGGGAACTATATCGAATTTAAGGAGTGCTCTCGAAACATCCTTAACATTACCATAGTAAACTTTACTAACCTCTAATACCTCATCTAAACCACAATTTTGATTGGGTTGTTGTAAGTACACCGATGCATCTTTTGATGCTGTAAGGAAATAGTATGCCATTATCTTGCTCTCCCTTTAATATCCACATCTGGAAATTTAACTTCAAAAACCGATGGGTCTAAAGATGGATATACAATCTTATCTTTAGTTGCTGCTTCTATATTATATGAGTTTGGTGAGTATTGTCCACCACACTTATTTACAACTTTTAATTTTGGAACCGAACTAACTCCTTCTACATTTGCAATTACGAGTTCTAATTCCGAAATATTAATAGTATTATTAAAAGTCCAATCATCGATTTGAAAATAACTTTTTAGTTCCGAAATACAATCAGATAAGACTTCACTCTTATTATAATCTTTATAAGTTATAATTTCGAATTCAAGTCCAACATTGATAATAAAACCATCTAAAATATTAATCCCATCTGTTAGTATCTTATATTCGTTTAGATATGTTTTTAGATTTTCTTTTACTGCTCTATTAAGAGTTGTTAATCTTTTTGAATTATCATATCCAAGTAAATAAAGATTTACTGCAAATGGATTATTCTTTTCATTATTGTTAGAAGTCTTACCAACTAAGAATTGTCTAATTTCTTCTTGTATAGTTTCTCTATTTGGTTCTTCATCATCTGGTTTGTCTACAAATGATTGTACCAAATCAGTAAACTCATTTAATGCTTTTGGTGAAGCAAGAATTGATGATGGTGAATTGTTATCTAAACTACCATCCGATGTTGCGAATGCCTTTGCGATTGAACCATACTTCACAGGCATTGATAATGTTCTAACTTGATAATCTTTAGCAGTAACTGCTCTATTTTGTGAACCAAAGTTTGCTAATGCGTTTTGTCTAATTTCTTCAATAGTTTCTCCATCTCTACCACCACTTGCAGGAATTTCGTTATCAACTGCTATCGATGTTTTTGCACTATTATAAATAGACAACTGAGTTGGTGTAAATAATTGTGTATCTTCTTCAAATTCGATTCCTGAAATATTTGTTAGTACTCCCTTTTTAACATTAGAACCCACACCACCACCAACTAAATACTTTACAGTAATTGTTGTGTTAGATGGAGATGTTCCGTATGTTTTTGTTTTTAAGAAGTTAGTTGCGTCAAAAGATTCTTCTAATTTAGAAATAGAATTGGGTAGTCCTAAACCAACATTTTTTAGAGTTGGTATTAGTGTTTCATCACTTGCTGATGGGTCACCTGAACCAAATTGTATAGTTGTTGTACTATTACCATTTACTTTTTTAACAAATCTCTTTGGTGTTTTTAATGTAGTTAATACATAAGGTACAGTCGATTTGAACTGATACAAGTCGGGGTCATTATTTTCAGTATTTGGGTAATCGGTAAATACCATTTCTTGTCCAAGATAAGGAACTTCGTACCATTTGTTTCCATTTGAATCTCTTACATCATAGATATCTATTACATTTGTGTCAGAAATTTCTATTGTTCTAAATGGTGTATAAGGTCCAAATGTAAATTCTGCTGTTTTTAATTCCGCAGATATTGCTTCAACATATTTTTTTACTAAATAAAATGTAACTTCACCGGTTGAACTATCGGTTGAATAAATTGATATTTCTCTATCAGTTGGGTCTGAAAAGTCTATTACATCCTGTGTTATAAAATTATGTTCGTTTTCATCTTTTACCTGCATACCTTCTTTAATTCTCAAAAGGTATGTTTCATCGTAAGTATTATTTACACCAGTTCCAATTGAAGGAACCAATTGATAAACTGAAAGAGTTGTAACTGCGGGTGCGGTTACTTTTGGTTTGTATCCTAAATATTGTGAAAGTGATATTACATTTTCAATATCTTCTGCATGAACCATCAATGATTCCTTTAAGGTATCATCAATATAATAAGAAAGTGAATCACCAATATAAGATGCCATTTCGATGAACATCATACCAGGTGATGACTCATTAAAGTCAGAATAAGTTTGTGGGAAATAAGTTTTAGCAAACTCAATTAGATTTCCTCTAAATTGAGCAAAATCTTTATTAAGGTATTTAATATCCTTACCCTTATTCTTAAAGTTTTTTGTTGATTTAGTTATTGCCATAATTATTACCCTTGTGTAGTGAATGTTACTTCATTCAAATCTACCGAGTTTCCTACTCTAAATTTTATCGAAACATTTACTCTATTATTATCTCGTAGTTCATTTGTTTGTTCAATATCTATTTCATCTATATTAACAAATGGTAACCATTGAGAAATACTATCTTCTATTGTTGTCTGTATTCTACCTTCTAAGTCATCTACATTTTGTTCAAATAATAGTTCTTGAAGTCCACTTCCAAACTCAGGTTGCATAACTCGTTCACCTCTTTTTGTAAGAAGTAAATTTTTTATATTCGATTTAACTTGTTCAAATGTTGTAAAGGTTTGCTCAAAAGCAGTTTTTCCAATCTGAATTGGTAGTGATATACCAATAGCATAATTACTATATTCTTTGGTATCTTTAACTATCTTTGAACCTAACTCTATTGCCATAATTTATTACATTCCTGGTCTAAAAGGACCTTTCTTTTTGTTGATTGCTTTCATCAAACCACTGTAATCTCTGTTTAGTGCTTTATCCAATCCAGCGTTTCCAGTTTGAACACCTAACCCTTGTTTTGGTGACATATCTCCGTAACCCATTTGTTGTGCTATATTTGATGCACCTAATGTATGTGTATCATTTGAAGTGAAAGACATAGTTCTATAATCTTCATCAGTTGATTGTCTTTGTTGTGCGTTAAAAGGTTGTGTTTGTGCCAACACCTCATTTAATACGGGATTGTTACTAAACTTCTTTTGTACTTGAATAGGTTCTTCTGAAACCGATTCATCCATAAAGGTTGGTTGTTTTGGTTTTGAAATAGTTTCTTTAAGTTGTTTGTTTTCTTTCAACAACTTTGCCATTTCTTTTTTAACACCTTCCTTTACCAATCTCGGAAGAAGTACTTTGATTTCTTCCTTTACTATAATCTGTATTGCTTTTACTAATTTGTCAGTATCCATTGTTAAAATGTTTTCCTTTCTATATAAATATTTGTTTTAGGTTTTTTCGTTTTTAATCACAATGTACTTGTTGTGCGATTAATTGTTTTCTAAAGTCTTTAATATATTGGTCTACATTAAATGCTTCAGAAGTATCATCTGGTAGAGATACATTTATTACATTTACTAATGAGGTATCTCCATCTAATAAATCACTTACCTCGTATTCGGTAGGTGTATTTGTTTGTTGATTAAGTTCACTAACTATATCTCCATCAGAAGTTTCAAGTACTGGTGGTTCCGAACCATCTTCAGATGGGAAGTTAATATTAGGTATAGGTATTGCAGGTGGAATTAGATAACCAGTCCAAGGTATTACACCGGGTGCAGGAACCGGTGATGGTGCAGATGGATATAACGATGTTGTTTGTATAATCCCACCTATTGAAAACAAATGAACTATTGCTGCGAGGACAAACATATTTACCATTATAATTTGTTTTGACGCAGGTTTTATAGGTGGATAAATTGGCCAAACACCTACATTGGTTACCACATTCGAGTTTACTTGTAAATTCTGTATTGAACCTGGTGCAGGTATTAATGGTATTGGGAATGGTCTCATTTGTGCTCCTGCCCAATATGCTTTTACACCATTACCAAATTCATTTACTAAAGAGAATGGTGTACCGGGTGGAGTTGTTAATCCCTTTAATAAAGCAGCTCTAAATAAATTTCTCATTATTTCAAAGTTACCCGTTTGTATAACTTCCAAATTTATAAAGTCCCTACCCCTTTTTACTGCTGCTTCATATTCTTCTGCCCAAATCGTTGCAACTTCGTTTACATTTAATGTAGGGTTGTTGACTGGATTTGTTTTTCTTAATATATTTCTTTTGAATAAAGACCAAGACATTTTTAATTAAATTAAATTGGTTGGATTAGGAATGTTTGGTAAATCCACATTAGGTACTTGAGGTAACTCCGGTAAATCTGGAATATCAGGAACCGATGGTACTTCAGGTATTGGTGGTAAGTTTGGTAGAGTAGGTGGTTTTGGTAACCCCTTTTTCTTTTTAGGATTTTCAGGTGGTTGTTCCACTTCTTGTTTTTTTCTTTTAGGAAAACTTGGTAAAGGTATTTTGGGTAACTTAGGTAACTTAGGTTTTTCTATTTTAGGTAATTTAGGTACTTCAGGTAATTCTGTTGGTACTGAACCTACTACATCTCCAACCTTTCCAGTCACATCAGAAACATCACCAACCACATTTTTAGCAGAACCAAGTGTGTCTTTTATTCCACCACCTAAATTTTTTATGTCCTTTATACTTGCCATTATTTTAATTGTACCGTTTTACTTAGTGCGTTATTTAATTCTGTAATTAATTTATTTAACCTTGGGTTGTTAGTCGGACCAGGTGCGGTTGCTCCAGCAGGAGTTACAAATATTTGTTGACCCACAATTTCCATAAATTCTCTTAGTATATCTAAAAGAACATTTCCTTTTAAGGCATAATCTAATTCACCATCTGTTCCTAAATTTATCTTACCGTTACCAATATCAATATTAAGTGTTGTATTTTTTGTATCAATAAATAAATCACTTTCAGTCGTTATATTAACACCACCCGTTGCATCTAATGAAAGTTTCCCATCGGTTATCATACCTATATTTTTCTTACCAACAAGTATCATATCTTCTGTTTTTGCTGAAAGAATAATTCTATCCGAATTTAATAATATTTGATTTCCTTTTAATTCGGATGGGTAATCATAAAATGATTCATATTTGTTGGTGGTTGGTAATGTATAATTTAATTTTTTTTCACCACTACTCAGTACAATAATACTTCCATCCGTATTAATATCTTCTTCAGTTGAACTCGATACTGTCTTTTTTAGTGATTCTGAATTTTCTCCATTTCTTATTATGATTGTTGGTGAAAATTTATTTTCAGAATTATTATATCCACTAAATCTAATTGATTGACCAAATCTACTTTCTAATAATGTATCACCCTCATATAATTTAAGTTTGTGTATTGTTGTTCCTTTATCAAGTAATTGAAAGTAGTCACCATAACCATCATAAGAACTTTCAGAATTTTTACCAGATGTTCTTGATATTCCAGTTTTTTGTACATTACTATATTCCTTTGAGTTTCCTCCTTCTTTCTGCTTACTATCAGATGGAAATATTGTACTTATTAAATTTGGTATTGCATTAGAAAATGGACTAAGTTCATCTGCTAATCTTGTGTATTGATACTCACCATCAATTTCGTGAATAAAAACTTGTTCATTCCTCGTTGGTATAGTGTTGTTGTTTTTATTAAGTGGGAATGCAAGTGGTAGTTGTGTATTTGATGTTGTTTTATCAGATAACATTCTAAACTGTATAGCACCGATAGCATAAGTACCTTGTATATGTTTTGCTCTAAGAAGTTCATCATTTTCATCTAATATGACATGATAAACAATACCCTGATTGGTTGTTTTTTTTGTACGAACACCCGATAATAAAGAGTTTGATATTGTTACTCTACTACTTTCCATACCCACTTTACTTTGCCAATTTTTGTTTTACTTCTTCTATCTCGTTTTGCATATCATCTATTCGTTCAATATCATCTTGAACTTGTTCAATTTCGGAAAGTAATTGTTCTCTTTCGGCATCAGTAAGGAAACCACTATCACCTTCTGATTTTTGATTAGATGCAATAATTCTTTGTGCTATTGTTGCTAACTTAACCAATTGGTCATCGTTACGAACGGATGTATCTATTAAGTCTTTTATAATGGGACCCAATACACCCATATCACCTGCGTGTCTTACCATTTTTCTTAATTCGGCAATGACTTCAGAAATATGTTTTTTCTTATTGATTTGGTTGTTATAGATATCCTCAAACAATCCACTTAGGTTTTTTCCCGGAAATAATTCGAAATCTGCTGACATGATTAGTTTATCAATATTTGTTCAATATATAAATATCAATAAACTAAAAAGTGATTTATTTGTTCTTATAGAAGTACTCAAGAATATCTTTCTCTAACATATAATCCATTACGAAGTTGTCCCCATACATAATGCTAGTAAATGTTCCGTTACCTTCTTCAGTAATCTCAATTACATAATCCACCTCATTATAGGTAACTTCATAACTTTCGGATTTTCTAATTCGTTTAATACTTCTATGCTCATCGGTTCTTTCAATAACTTCCTTTCCACTTAAATCGGGAACATTAATCAGTTTGGTTACACACTTAGCATAATTTGTTTTAAGAGTGTCTACGAAGAAGATATCATTCATACTACTCATTAGATACAATCGTTGTTTAGAATCCAAGCCACCTGCCTTAAAATTGCCTGTGAACTGAACGATGGGTAGTTTTAATAAAAAGTTTTGTGTATCTTCTCTTAGGGTCTTAAAATCTACGATAGAACTGATATGATGTGGTTCTGATACTTCCCTATCAAATGGTATGGATAATACATCATAGTAAGTTTCCACACTAACTTTATCTATGATTTGAGAACTCATCTTTATTCTTTTTCAGTTGCGTACTTTACACCCATAATCGTACCAACGATTGAGAATGCGTTAGTTAGGAGAATACCAAACATATTACTCCAAGTAGAACCTATGATTTGTGTATCAGTACCAGAAATTAATGCTAACCCATACATAGCAGTTGTGAGAACACCAACTCCTATAATCACATAAAGTGCTACTTTAACAATTGTGCTGATTAACTCAAATTGTGTTTTCTTTTGCATTAGTTCCAAATCTTCTAATGCTTTACCCATTCCTTTTTCGGCTTCTTGCCTTAATTGATTTGCTTCTTCTTCAGATTGTTTTGCAGATTCCAATGCCTGTTGAAGTTCTATCATCAATTCATCGGTTTCCTTTTGTTTATCAACCAACTCTTTGTTTTGTTGTTGAACTTGCTTAGTTACTTGTAATCGTTTTCTACGAGCAGTAGAATCTTTATCCTTACACAACCGTAGGTATTCTTCAAACTCGGTATCCCCATCAGGTGCTTTTAAGAGTTTAAGAAAGTTTCCTTCAACATAAACTTTCCTTTTCTTAGCAACACCCAATAGGATATCTCTCGTATGTTTCGTAACCTCAATCATTGTAAAGTTTATTTATAAATTTTGAATGGAGCTGTTCGGTTTAGATATCCTTCATAATCTTTTCTGAATTCTTCTAATCGAGGTTCAATATCATCGGATTTAATAATCCAAAATTGTGCACCTGCTGATTTTGCTTTTTCAATTTCTTGATTATCATCTGAAGATGAGATAATACCAATTACACATCCGTTACCATATTCAAAATTGATTTTACGAATAAGTTCAATACCATCATATGAAGAACCGATAATATTCAAATCAACGAATACACATTCGGGTCTTTCATCTGCTGGGTTTTCTGGAAACCATTGTTTGAATTTTTCATCTGCTTCATCAGATGAATTTAGTGCCTCTAAAGATAGAGTGATATCTAAGATACTACAAGCATCTTCAAATACCAAGTGGAATAAGTCCTCATCATCCACTAACAAGATTGAGTTAATCATTGTGTTCATTTTAAT